AGGAACAACTGCAACAACACACAGTAACGGCGTAACAGTTACTAACACATCTAGTTGGACTGGATGGGGGTCAGCTGCAGCTAACACTGACTCAGTAACTGATCCTGGTCTATGGTCTTTGGACAATTTAGGTAGTACATTAATTGCATTGATACATAACGGAGAATGTTTTCAATGGGATGGTGATGCAACAAATGCTACATCAACAAGAGCTACAATTATTACAGGTGCACCAACAGCATCACGTGATATGTTAGTGTCTACTCCCGATCGTCACTTAGTATTTTTTGGAACAGAGACAACTATTGGTGATAAAACTACACAAGATGATATGTTTATTAGATTTTCTTCTCAAGAAAATATTAACGACTACACACCTACAGCTGAGAATACCGCTGGTACACAAAGACTGGCCGCTGGATCACGGATCATGGGTGCTAAACTTGGTAGGAATGCTATATACATTTGGACAGATACATCTTTATTTACTATGCGTTTTGTTGGTCAACCATTTACATTTGCTTTTGAACAGGTTGGTACTAACTGTGGATTGATTGGTATGAATGCAGCTGTGGAAGTTGATGGTGCTGCATACTGGATGTCTGATAATGGTTTCTTTAGATTTACTGGTAAATTAGAATCAATGGACTGTTTGGTAGAAGATTTTGTTTATGATGATCTTAACACTACATCTAATCAATTAATATATTGTGGTATCAATAACTTGTTTGGTGAAATTACTTGGTTCTATCCAACGTCTACATCTAATGTTAATACTAGAGCAGTTACATATAGTTATCTAGACTCAACAGCTAAACGACCTATATGGTTTACTAATGCAAGCTCATTGTTTCCTAGAACTACTTGGGAAGATTCAGCTGTATTTGGTTTACCACATGCTACACACTACAATGCTGGTGTAGATACTTCTTTTGATGTTACAGGTAACACAGACGGTACTACAATTTATTATGAACATGAAACAGGTGTTAATCAACAGTTAGCTGGAGCTTCAGCCGTAGCTATTCCTGCTAATATTACTTCTGGTGATTATGATATTACACAAAAAGTTGTTAGAGGGGCTGCAACAAATATGGCTGATCTTAGAGGTGATGGTGAAAACATTATGAGAATCAGTAGAATTATTCCTGACTTTATATCTCAACAAAATAACATTGTAGCTCAATTAGATGTTAGAGATTATCCTAACGATGCAGCTGCTAGCTCACCATTAGGTCCATTTACATTGACACCTACTACTACAAAAGTAGACACTCGTGCTAGAGGTAGAGCTATTGCTTTAACAATATCTAACACAGCAGTAAATACCAGTTGGAAACTAGGAACTTTTAGATTAGATATACATGCTGGAGGAAGACGATAATGGCTAAAATTGTACAAACATTAACCAGAGCGAGTAATGAATATCAAGAAGACGTAGCACAGTCTTTAGTTAGAGATTTAGATGCGGTTCTTGAGAAATTAAACACAACTTTTCAAGAAGAATTAAAACAGGAGATAGAAGCTAGAAGTTTCTTTTTAGATTAATGGCAGTAGTAAACCAATATAAATTTGTAGGTATAGATAATAATACAAGTGGTAGTGCACTAACACCATTAGGATCTGGCAATCCTTTAGTTAGTGAAACCTATGTTATAAAATCTATTCTTGTTACATCAGCGGGTACACCTAGTGTAACTGTTTTAAATAATAGTATTACAGCTATTAAATCAGTGGCATTGACAGCTAATCAAACAAAAGAATTATTAACCCAACCGCTAATAGTAGAAGGTGGAAAAACCTTTACAGTGCAGTCAAGCACATCAGACTCGTTTGACGTAGCTGTTAGCTATTTAAATATTAAAAAGGAGATAGTAACATAATGACAGATATACCAACATTGACACCAGAAAAAATTATAACTATAATTAAAAACAAAAAAACAGGTGTGGTTTATGAGACTGAAGAGGCTTTAAAAGCTGCAAATATACCTGAAGAGGATGTGCAGAGAGACGTAACAGTTATCATGCCGGCTCTTGATTTGTTTGCCAAAACAAAGTAAAAGGAGATACTATGGAAGAAAAAATTTCAATGAACGAATCAATAGAAGCAGGAGCACCAGACATTAAGTATAGTGGTGGTGATATTAGAATGGGTGGTCAAGAAGATATGCAAGGCAAACAAGTTGCTGCAGAAATATGGTCACAAATGGAACCAGAACAAAAAGTTCAGTTTCCTAGTTTTGAAGCTTTTTTTGAAAGTGGTATTTGGAAACAAATTTTACAACAGTTGCAACAAGATCAATCAGGAATTAAATCTCAGAGTCCAGAAATGATGATGAGTGAAAACGTTAACATGGCAGAGCAGATGCCTGGTGGCGGAATAGCCGATGTAGATGTCAGAGAAAAAGTTGCAATGGCAGCCAACGGTGGTTTGATGGGTCTCTATAACAGAGGGATGTAGTCATGGCTGGGATAACTAGCACTAAAAAAATTATAAGACAACAAGCAGCGTTTGGTGGGATCATGGGTAAAGATGGTCGTAAAGCATACGTTGGTGGAAGTTATGCAGAAACATCTCCAGGTTCAGGAAAAGAAAGAGGAACTTATCAAGGTAGAGATGATAGTGGAGGTTACGGAGGAACTTACAGCGGTGGCGGCTCGGATAGTAGTTATGTTAAATCAACTCAAAATGCTAATAATGCAGCAGCTATAGCTGCTGGTATAAAAGCTGCTAAAGAAGCTAGAGAAAAAGAAAGAACAGATCAAATTGCAAAATCAAATTTAGAAAAATCTAATTATGGTAAAGCTGTTAATGTATTTGATTATGGTAAAAACAAACTTAATCAATACAATAGAAATTATAAAAAAAAACAATTAGCAAGATATCAAAGATCTAAAATAGACGAATTAAATGCTAAGTTAGCGGGTTTAGAAAATTTTGATGGTTTCTATGGAGATACAAATGAAACGTATGCTGACTTTATAAATAATTATGCACCAAGCATAACAGAATTTGGAACACCTACAATAAAAAATAATTTTACAGGGACTGGTAAATATAGCCAAAAATTTATAGATGATGTTTTATCTGGTAAAAGAGCACCCCCACAATCTTTTAGTGAAATAGATATAAGTAAAGTTTCAGGAGGAATGTATGGAAAAGGTGCAGCTGCTGTTGCAAATATGTTTGGAAAATTAACAGCTGCTCCTACAACTAGAGAAGAGTTAATGGATATATTTTCTGGAAAGAAAAATAGTTACACCAGAGCTAGAGATTTTGACATAAATTTTTCTACAGGAAAACAAATGATGGAAGAATTTGAACCCAATAGATATAAACTTATGTACGGAGATGGTCAACCTAGTGATGATAACAACCAACCTTACCTACCAATAAACTATAACACTGGAGCAGATGAAGAGGTTGTAGACGATAAAGAATTTGCTTACCATTTAGGTTTGGGTGGACAAAAAGTTGGTGCCGATGTTCTTAGAGGATACGTAGCTAACGGTGGTAGAATTAGTAGAGCAGGTGGTGGCATCATGAATGCTGTACCAAGACAAGGATATTTTTTAGGTGGTATAGGTAAAGCTATTAAGGGTGTAGTCGGTGGTGTAGCTGATGCAGCAGGAAAAGTTTTAAAAAGTCCAATAGGTAAAGCTGCTGTAATAGGTTTAGGTGGCTATGCTTTAGGTGGTGGTTTTACTGCGGGTGGTTTCGGAAGTAATGCTATGGGAGGTTTTATGAAAAATATTGGACAAAAAGCATTATTAAAAGGTGGTACAGGTGCTTTTACATTAGGTAATCTTAGTTTAGGTAAACTAGGGATTTTAGGTGCTGCTGCATTACCTTTTTTTATGAAACAACCTGAAGATCCAGACATTGGTATGGCTGACAGAGGTGGATCATTAACAGATCCTTTGACAGGAAATCCAGCAAAACCAGCTGAGATGAGATCATCTTTAAATACTGCACTAGCAAACGCCAATGGTGATCCAGCTAGAATAAAACAAATTCAAGATGCCTATGCTTTTTTAATACCAGATGAAAGACTAGGAACTTACCTACCTTATAGAACATACGGAGTTAAAGATGGTGGTAGAATAGGTAAAGCTGAAGGTGGACTTATGAACCTTGGTGGTATGGAAAAAGATTATAGAGCTGAAGGTGGGTTTGTACCGATAGGTAGAGAAGAAAAAGCAGATGACGTACCTGCAAGATTAAGTGTAAATGAATTTGTATTTACTGCAGATGCTGTTAGAAATGCTGGCGGTGGAGATATAGATAAAGGTGCAGAAGTCATGGAAAATATGATGAAAAATTTAGAAAATGGTGGTACAGTATCAGAGGAATCACAAGGAAACACTGGCGCTCAAGAGATGTTTAGTGTATCAGAGAGAATAGGAGAAGTAATTTAATGGCAATAACAGAATCACGTAGTTTACCACCACAATTTGTAGAAGATCTAGGTAAAGATTATGCAACGCAGTTAACTGGGTTAACTAGTCAACCATTAGATACAACAAAATTCCAACCAATGGTTGCTGGTCAAGACCAGGCAACTCAAGATGCATACTCAAGAGCTACAACACAAGGTCAAGGTATAGGAGCATACGCACCATACCTACAATCGGCCGGACAATTTCAAACAGGTATAGGAAGTTTTGCTGGTTTACCTGCTAACATGATGGGTGCACAAGATTATTTACAAGCAGCTCAAGATCAATCAGCAGTTTCTCAAGGTCAGATTGGTCAAGCTTTAACTCAATCACAAGCAGCAGCAGCGCAACTAGGTACATCAAGAGATCAAATTGCTAATCTACAAGCTCAATCTGCAGCTCAAGCAGGTTTTTCAGGACCACAAGCTTATCAACAATTTATGTCTCCATATCAACAAGATGTTATTGACGCTACACTTGGTGAGTATGACAGGCAAGCAGCTAGAGGACTAACAGGTATAGGAACACAAGCAGCTATGTCAGGAAATTTAGGTGGTGGTAGAGAAGGTGTAATGAGATCAGAATATCAATCAGAGTCAGATAGAAATAGAGCATTATTAAATGCACAATTATTACAACAAGGATTTGGTCAAGCACAAGGTGCAGCTAATACAGCTTTTGGTCAACAAGGACAACTGTACGGCAACCAACAAGGTATATTTGGTAACCAACAACAACTATTTGGTGGCGAACAACAATTATTTGGTAACCAACAAAATATGTTTAATAACCAACAACAATTATTTAATAATCAAAATCAATTAATGGCTGGAGCTAATCAATTAGGAGCTGATCAACAAAGAATGGCTCAACTAGTTCCAGGTTTACAAGGATCAGATATTGCAACATTGGGTCAAGCTGGGCGCGGACAACAATTGTATGAACAATCTGTTCTTGATCAACAAAGAGAAGCTAACAGACTTGCAGCATATGAACCATACGAAAGACTTGGTTACATGGGTGCTGGTATGGGTAACGTTATGGGTGGTGCTATGGGTCAATACACTTCACAAGTTACACCTAATCAATCGCCGTTGCAGCAGGCGTT